CTGGTGATAGAACATATGGCGACTGGACAATTACGGTACTAAATGATACTAATTTCAAATTAAGAAACGCATTTGAAAGATGGTCAAATGGTATTAACAATGCGACAGATGGTGAAGGATTAACAAATCCTGCTGACTATCAAGTTGACGCTTTTGTTGACCAATTAGATAGAAACGGTGCAACTATTAAGTCGTACACTTTAAGAGGTGCTTTCCCGACTGAAATAGGTGCAATTGAATTGGATTACGGAACGAATGACGAAATTGAGCAATTTCAGGTCACGTTTGGTTACCAATACTTTGAAAGTAATACTACTACATAATAAGTAGTATAAATATTAAATAAAAAAGTAGAGGATATATAATGGCGCAATTATTTGGATTTTCTATCACTAGGGTTAAACAACCCCAGGATCCAAAACAAAGCTTTACTACACCACAAGCGGAAGACGGTACACAAACCGTCGCCGCTGGTGGTTATTTTGGTCAGTACCTTGATATGGAAGGTACTGCTAAAAATGAGCAGGAACTTATTAGACGTTATAGAGAAATTGCTTTACATCCAGAATGTGATATGGCAATTGAGGATATTGTTAATGAGGCTATCGTTGCTAATGAGTTGAAAGACGCAGTTAAGCTAAATTTGGAAAACGTAGAATATAGTAAAGAAATCAGACATAAAATAGAAAAAGAATTTGTAGAAGTATTAAGGTTAATGAACTTTAATACAAGAGGTCACGACATATTTAGAAGATGGTACGTTGACGGCAGAGTTTATTATCATAAAATTATTGATAGAGAATCTCCAGTCAAAGGTATTACTGAATTAAGATATATTGACCCACGAAAAATAAAAAAGATTAGAGAAATTAGAAAGAAAAGACCTGATGGTGCAACACCATATGGTTTAACGGTTGTTGATGAGTTTGAAGAATACTTTATTTACAACGAAAAAGGTGTATCTAATACTACTTCAGGTGGTATTAAGATTGCTCCAGACGCAATAGCATTTTGTCCGTCTGGTATTGTTGACCAAAATAAAAATTTGGTATTATCTTATTTACATAAGGCAATTAAACCTGTAAATCAGTTGCGTATGATAGAAGACGCTTCAGTTATTTACAGAATAGCAAGAGCACCTGAAAGAAGAATTTTTAAAATTGATGTAGGTAATTTACCTAAAGTAAAAGCTGAACAATATCTACGAGACGTTATGGCAAGATATAGAAACAAACTTGTCTATGACGCAACAACAGGTGAAATCAGAGACGACAGAAACTATATGTCAATGTTGGAAGATTTCTGGTTACCAAGTAGAGAAGGTGGTAGAGGAACACAAATAGATACTTTACCAGGTGGTGCTAATTTAGGTGAGATTGCAGACATTGAATATTTTAGAGCGAAGTTATATCGTTCTTTAAATGTACCTGTAAGTAGATTAGAGTCTTCTTCAGGATTTAATTTAGGTCGTTCTACTGAAATAACAAGAGACGAATTGAAGTTTACTAAATTTGTTCAAAGATTAAGAAAGAAATTTACTGAAATCTTTAATGACATTTTAAGAACTCAATTAGTTTTAAAAGGTGTTATTGCAGAAACAGAATGGCATAAATTAAGAGATAAAATACAATATAGTTTTTTACAAGATGGACACTTTGCAGAATTGAAAGAGTCAGAAATGTTAATGGAAAGATTGAGATTGGCAGATTCAATGAGAGACTATGTTGGTAAATATTACTCTGTTGAATTTATCAGAAAAAATGTATTAAGACAAACTGATAAAGAGATATCAGATATTGATAAACAAATTAAGAAAGAAATTGATGACGGTATAATATCAGTACCAACAGGATTTGGTGGTGATGACTTTACCAGAGAAATCAAATAGGAGAATAAATTATGTCGGAAAAAATTAAAGATTTTGTTGATAAGTTATCAGCAGGAGATAATGCTGGCGCAGGCGAGGCTTTTAAAGACGCATTAAGAGATAAAGTTGCTACCAGTTTAGATTCGCAAAGGCAAGACATAGCAAGTAAAATATTTGCAGATGTTCAACCAGAAGCTCATAGCGACCCTAAACCAGCGGTAACTGAACCTAGCGAAAAAACTGACCAAATTATGGACACTAGTGGGCAAGAAATAAAATTTGAGCCAAACACAGAGGCGCCAACGGCAGAGGCACCAGCGACTAATGATGAGAGTCAGCCAAGTAATTAAACAAGACGTTGTTGACTCTTCAACATTTAAAGAGTTGCCACCTTTACATAAAGATGTGGTAACAGACTTTTATAATACGGTTGATTATGATAATGATGATATTGTTAAAGAAGTAGAAACTACAATAGATAAAGTTTCTATTAAACATAATGTAAAAACAGATGTTATGTATAATTACATAGACAAAGAATTAGGAGTAGAATAATGGCGTGGGTAGATGTACCAGGTTCAAACAGCATATGGCAATATGAAAATACTGCTACAGCGGCCAATACATATTCTGATTCAGCTGCAGGTGCTAATTCTGTTATTGCAAACGGTATTAGAACTTATACAGCTCCTGGAACTGGTAAGATAACAAAAGTTTATATTAGATGTAGAAAGAAAGGTGAAACGGTAGAACGTGGCGAACTTTCTAAAACTTATTATGACGCACAATAATGGCTATACTTTGGTTTGATAATACTGATACAGAATCAAAATCTATTGTTCATAAAGTAGATGATACAATAAAGGTGATTACTAATGTCAAAGGTATTAAAGAAGAAGATAATACAATTGTCAAAGTATCAGATTTAAAAAATGCAACTAGTCAACCAAAAATTAGTATTGCAAATGTTAATTATGAAATATTTGGTACAGGTGAAGTTAAATTATTTTTAGGTAATAAAGATAACTTAATGTTAACTTTATCAGGCAGAGGAAATTATGGATTAAAACCAACTGAAATTAAGTTGGTAAAAGACGCTGAACAAGATGTATTATTAACTTCAGACTCTAATGTACCGAAGTTTAATATAAGTTTAGAGTGTCATAAAGAAACAGGATTTAGTGCATAAGGATTAAAAATGGCAGATACGGTAACAACACAAACAATAGCAGATACGGTAGGCGTAAAGTTTGTATCAAAGTTAACTAACTTTTCAGACGGCACAGGCGAAAACTTGGTTAAAAAGATAGACGCTTCAGAGGTCAATTTTATGACCGAAGATGGTAATAGAAAAATTGCTAAGATATGGTATTCAATTAATACTGCTAATTCAAAGTCAGCAGTAGAGTTAGTATGGGACGGTGCTACTAATTCAACAGCGACTATATTAAGTGGTAATGGATATTGGGATTTGAGAACAGCTGGTAATGAAATAATTAATAATGCAACTACACCTACTGGTGATGTATTATTATCAACTAAAAACTTTGCTGTAGGTGATAATTATACGATTATTGTTGAGTTTAGATAATAATTGTTATAAATATACAAAGAGAGAGACAAAAATGAAATTAATATCGGAAGAGATTTCACAGGCAGAATACATTGTAGAAGAAAAAAACGGAAAGAAAGATTATAAAATCCGTGGTGTATTCTTACAATCAGACATCAAGAATAGAAATGGAAGAATATACGAGCAAGATATTCTAGCGAAAGAAGTCAACAGATATAACAGAGAATTTATCCAAAAAAATCGTGCATTTGGTGAACTAGGACATCCAGACGGTCCTGTAGTTAATTTAGAGAGAGTATCACATATGGTAACCGCTCTAACTCCAGATGGTAAAAATTTTTTGGGTGAAGCCAAGGTAATGAATACACCTTATGGTAAGATAGTAAAAAATCTTATTGATGAAGGCGCTCAATTAGGAGTATCTTCAAGAGGTATGGGTTCCTTGGTTCAAAAGAACGGTGCTAACTATGTAGGAAAAGACTTCTATTTAGCTACTGCCGCTGACATTGTTGCAGACCCAAGCGCTCCAGACGCTTTCGTAGAGGGTATTATGGAGAATAAAGAGTGGGTATGGGACAATGGTGTAATTAAACAGAAAGATATTGAAGAATATAAAGAGCATATACAGAAAGCAAAAGCGCTCAAATTAGCAGAAGCTAAGGCGGAAGTGTTTAAATCCTTTCTTAAAAAGCTCTAATATTATAAATATCATTAGAAAAGAAAATAAACGTTTATTTTTAATAAGGAGATTTCTAAATGGCCGAGACAGAAAATAAAGTAGAGGCTTTGGAAAAAGAAGCGGTAGCAGAAGCTAGTGCTAACCCACAAGCAGACGCTCCGAAAAAGAATGCTGTAGCGGCTGAACCTTCTCATATTGCAAAAATGAATAATGCAGAAGATTTAGGTCCAGCGGTTGTAAAACCTACAGATTCGAATCCAGACGCTACGAAAAAAACTAAGCAAGTTTCTGGCGACGCTCAACAAAAAAACCAAGGCGCAGCTGACCCTATGCCGAAGTTAAAAGAGCAAGAAGAAACTAAAGAAGGTTCGGAAGAAATCAAAGAAGGCGAAATGCCACAAGCAGCTCTTGACGCTTTGAAAAAACATAAAGAGAAGAAAGAAGACAAGTCAGAAAAGAACGAAGAAATGTCTGACGAGAAGAAAAAAGAAAAAGAACCTATGAAAGCAGGTTATATGTCTTCTTCTTACAAAATGAAAAAAGAAGAAGTTGATGAGCATATGGACGCATTAGTAGCCGGTTCAGATGATTTATCCGAAGAATTTAAAACAAAAGCTGCAACCGTTTTTGAATCAGCAGTAAACTCAAAAGTTAAAGAGATTGCTGAAACAATGGATGCAGATTACAACAACAAATTAGAGCAAGAAAGTGCAAAAGCAAAAGAAGAGTTAACTGAAAAAGTTGATTCTTACTTGTCATATGTCGTTGAAGAGTGGATGAAAGAAAACGAAATCGCTCTTGAAAGAGGCATTAAAGGCGAGATTGCTGAAGACTTTAT